ATGCTGTCCGAATCAACCAAGCAGTTTATTAATGCAAGTGGTGGCGGTACGATAAACAATCTTGCGGATGACGAAGACCTTGTGTCTGTAGACAAAGGGGAAAACTTAAGTGTTTTAAAATTTGCTGACCGCCCTTTTAGTCCTGACAGATTCAGCGGCAAGGGGTATAAGATATTGCGTAGGAATATTGTTGGTAGAAAGAATATTCTTACCCAGGAAATGATAAATCAGCCTGATACTATATACGAAATCAGGTATGATTTTGATTTGGATGGCGCTGAGATAAGCATTCCTGAAGGGTGTATTCTAAAATTTAATGGGGGGCGTTTTTTAAATGCGTTGAATATCAAAGGGGATGTAGAAAACAAATACTTAATGCCGGAATGGTTTGGCGCGTCCAACGACGGTAAAACAGACAGCTCTGATGCATTTAATGCAATCGTGCGGATATGTCGCAGTATAAGATGTTCCAATAAGAAGACTTATCTGTTTACCAAAGACATAGATGCAAAGATTTTGATGAATTGTCGATTGACATGAATATGTCTTCTTTCATAGATTTCCATATTGTCATAAACATGAATGATGGAATAAATGATTGGAGATCGGCATACTCTTCTATCGGGCTTTCAATCAAAGAAGGATTTATCATGTCTAAAGGCAGCGATACGAAATACCGTAATTGGCAAATTCCTGTCATAATCAGTGGGGTTCCTGTACATTTGGATAATATGAATATAAGGCGGGTTCCTTATATACTGGCATTGGCTGATAGATATATTGATGTCATGCGTTGGCATAATGTCATTTATTATTCATGGGAGGACACCTATTCAGATGTAACATACCGGCTTGATGCTATAAATGTGGTGTTAAGGGATGGTACTATATCCAAAATGAATGAGGGACAAGAGTTAGCGGGAGATGCTTGGATATTTAATTCGGTAAATGAATTCAGAGGGTATAACGAAAAAAGGACTTTTGATTATAAGTTAGGTACATTCAGAGGAGGACTGTATACTAACTTCATTAATTGCATACAAAGCAATATAACATTAACTCAAAAAATCAAAGCTAATTTTACCGGCTGTCACTGGGAAATCAGCGGAGTTACAATTGAAGGTAGTGGAGGTCTCATTCAAGCCAACTTTATAGGCTGCTATTTTTATATGAATAGCAGGATATTAAGTGAAAATCAAGGCGTAACATATATTGGTTGTTATTTTAGAGGGCTATGGGATAAAGCCGGAGATATGACAATGCCTGAATTTTTGAACAATACTGATATTGTGGATATGAATTGCGTGTTTCTCAACTGTAGAATAGGGGGGACATTGGTTGATACAAATCGGTACAAAGCCTGTTATTATAATTATAAGAGAACGACTTCATTAGGAATGCGCCAGTATGTTATGGACGCTTTTAACAAAGGAAATATTGAATTAAGGGATACCGGTAACATTATTAATAACCGGGAGAATGGAAATTATAAATATACAATATATCTGTTGTGTGGAGAAAATATACCTATTGCCAAACGTGTGTTTAATATGGATATTACTGATAGTGATAAAGGGAAAACGCCATATTTCTATATAAACCCGGGTAAGAACTATGGGTTTGAGGTATACAGAGAGTCACCTAACGGGAAAAAAGAAGTTGTTGTTGGATTCAGTTCGGTTAATGACGTTGAAACCTTATCGTTTCAGGATTTTTCAGACTGTGCATTAATCGGTGAACATGATTCTACCTGGTCAACAATGAAGACATCGGTATTGCTGTGGAAACCAGTAAAGGACGACATACCGGACAAAACTTTATACCCGCATTTCTTTTACAATCAGGGAGTCTTGATGTCAACGAATGGGAATTTAAAAAGTCCTTTTTTTGATTTTTGCGCAATTCCATGTTTAAATGTAGGAGTTACTTCACAACGTCCTGGCAATGCAGATAATGGTTTTCAATTTTTTGATGTGACCCTGCGTAAACCTATATGGTGGAACGGTTCTTCATGGGTAGATGCCAGTGGAGCTACGGTGTAGTGTTTTACTAATTATTTATAGGGGGGGAGCATTTGAAAAACTAAATCATCAGTTTAGCGGCAGTTCGCTGATATGAAAATAACATCTTATCCACCTCACCTAAGATGTTATTTTTCATACCAATAATAGTTGATGTTATTTAAAAATGTAATAACTCACTTCTTAAAAAGTCTTTCATACGCTGCTCCCTGTTGCATCTACCCACTCATTAGTATCGTCATTCTTTTTCCAAACCGGTTTGTTAAGAGAAGTATCAAAATAATAAAAGCCAGCAGGAACATTAGTTGGTCTATTTTCACTATTCCCTTGTTTCCTAGTATTCGCTATAATACCATTTTTATCAAGCCAATTGGTTCCATCATACTGATATTTATGACCTTTTACATATGCGGAATCACCTGCTACCCACTGGCCTTCTGTTGGTATCTCTTTCAATAATACAGTGACATTCATACCGTTATTCTGGTATACGAACCCGACAGGTGATTGTTCATCTATTATATTGTATTTTTCATCTTCATCATCAATCTCCCATTTAGTCGAATTGCCGACAATAGTTTCCCCGTCATCAATTAATATAGCAGTACCACAAGCCAATAGCGGTAAATATATTTTATGTCTTTCATCTAAATTGAATGTTCTTCTTAACATTGCTGTTGAATTCGAATATATTGTAGAGAACAAATATAATCGGATAACCTTATCATTTTCCAGCCTATTTATACTGTAAGAGTGAGATCTTTTTGTTATTATCTTGCGTGCCTTATCCAAGACCTCATATAATTCGTATTTATAATCACCTATTCTAAGTGTGTTATTATAAGTAAAATATATCCTTTTTGCCGGGATTAAACTGATATTATTTTCATAAAAATAATATGACAACTTATTGGTTATAGATGAAGCGCATACAATTCCATTATAATATCTGCCGTTCATAGACGGAACTTCATATATAGTACCTTTCTCCTTTATGAATACATTTTGTTTGTAGTATATATCACCATGATTTGATGAGACACTAACATAGCTATTGATAATTCTAACATCCGCATTCTTTTTTTCGACATATATGCAGGTAGGTTCTTGTATATAGACCTGCTCTTTTACATATCCATGATTATTAAATACACAATCTTGTATTATTAGAAAATTTGAACTTGATTCTCCTTTAAATGTGAATATTGACTTTTCATCAACATTTAGAGGACTTCTATGGAAATAGCATTTTATAAAGGTAGATGTGGAATCTTGTAATTTTATTTTATAGTGAACGGTATCTTCATTATGAAGCCCAAAAACAAAAGCGTTAGCATAATATAAATATACCCCGCATTGTATACCATTTCGGAAAGTAATATTCGGATTGTTTGAAAAATAAAAATTCATGTTATAGCAGTTATCTATAACTGTATTGTCGCCATTACTCTCCCATTTAACATTAAAATCCTTATGGGCATCATATTGTGGATTTTTCAATCTTGCCCTGTCATCAGCTCTTATATTATAGAGGCGTACATTATCTGCATAAACAGGAAATACAATGATTTTATTAAAGTGACTTATAAATACATTCTCTATATTTATATATCCATCAGATACTATAGCATGTGCATTAGGATAATATTCCAAGTATTCTGTTTCTTGCCAACCTGAGTACTTATATCTAATATCCAAGTCTTTTATCTGCATAGTTGCATAAGGTGTGCTTAATGGATTAAAATCATCATCTAAATTACAGTATATGGCATACCCATCATCTATTTGAGATAAAATAATACTACGAGCATGCCCACATCCTATTAGGCTATTATAAATATTAAGAACTATTTTTCTGCTGATATTGTATATTTTATCTGATAGTTTTACTGTAGGACAAATATTCAAAGCCTGCTGTATGGCAGCGGACCAATCCCCATCTTTAGGAGAATGAAACCACTCCGGACGAGCATGAGTATTTTCTATTTTTCCTTCTAAAAAGCCATTACTTATACTTCCACCTTGAAAATAGAACATACAACCTTCCGGCAAAGTTATGGTGGTACCATCCAAATCAAAATCATACTGAATCATATAAATTGTATGAGGCTGATTAACCATTTCCTGCGTAAGTATATTTTTACCGTCCATAATATTCCTGCGCAAGATTTTATATCCCATTCCCACATATATTCCAGGATTATAAGCACGGTCAGCAAATTTTAAAACACTTAAGCTTTCCCCTTTGTCTACAGACACAAGGTCTTCGTCGTCCGCAAGATTGTTTATCGTACCGCCACCACTTGCATTAATAAACTGCTTGGTTGATTCGGACAGCATATCAGGAGTAACACGCTGGGAACTGAAATTTGAAATTGCATCACTTTCCGCATCCTTTATTTTGTCGATGGCTTCATCTCGAATATCGGTCAATTTATCTTCATTTGATTTCCAATTCTCGATATTTTCAAATACTCCACCTGCAAATTCCCACGTCTCCACAAGTCCGCTATTGTTCAAGAATGACACCTTTAGCCCGATATTTCTAAGTTCCTGCGGAACTTGGGCAATGGCGCCCTCCAGACTATATTTATTGGTTCTACCGATACCAGAGGTCGGGTACACAACCGACACATTGATTTCATTAAACAGCTTGTTGATGGACGTGCGTGTGCCGGGATGTACCACTGCATCAGAGGTTGTAGCGGGATAAATAGTCTCCCAACCTTTTGAAAGTTTATAAATTTTTGTCATATAATTCCTATTTTTGCCTAAGTTCCGCAAGAATTTGAACTGCTGTTATTTTTATGTAATTATTCATTCATTGTCTTTTCCCGGAAACTGCTAAATGCAAGAAAAAAGCATCCAGCATATCGGGATATTCCTTCGTTGAAAGCGCTGCGAATATTTGACAATACTGTTGATAATTAATTTTCACAACTACAATATTGATGTTACATCGTCAATTTCCTCGGCCGTTAAGTATCCTGTTAAGTCGATACTTCCACCCCCTCCAGTCTCCCCTGTGGCACTCCATATGCCTTTTGTCTCGCAGCGAAAGATTGGCCCCGGTATCGTATCACCCACTATGGCCCAATCACCTACAATCGGAGATGGTATAGCCGCTTTTAATGCTTCAATAGTAGGATACAGCCCTTTACTCACCCCCTTAATGTTTTTTGCTTCAAACCAACCGTCCACTCTTACGTTACCTTTCAAGTGGGTTTTCCCTTGAATAATCGCATCACCGCCTATCGCTGTATTGCGACCAATGGAAACATCACCGTCTATTTGTCTTGATTCATGACTCATATTAATACAGATTTTGCCAATTCGTTCAATGCGGCACTTTTTTCCGTATCGCCGAATGTCGTTAATACTAATGCAGCTATGGTGTATATCACAGCATCATAACATTTCTCGCAGATTTCTATTGAGTCATATATGTCTATTTCCGGATAAGGTAGATATACAGCACGACTCACTTTCGCTTCTGTCGTTTTGCATGAATAAAATTCCATCACTCTTCCTTCCGGTCGTATGGATATAGCGCAAACAGGCCGTTGGCATGTTCCTCTTATGCCTTTAAATCGGGAAGACTGTTTTTTGTATTCAGGATCATCGGTACTTATGGGGTTAAATACCGCACGTTCCCAATCGTTCATTTGAAAAGCTACAAGACGCATGAAATCTTCCGGTAGCAATATCCATCCACTTTCATGCTCTTTCCAATATATAGCATCACCGAAGTTATGTCCACCATCAAGCAGATAAGGCGATGCAGAGCTGTGTACGCGCTTCACCGCTTCCACAATTTTCGATGCAATGATGTCGTCAAGTGCAAGGGTGTCCACATCGCCTATAATCTTCAGCGTATCGCTGTTTGTGTTATGGTCCAAAGCGATGCGTACATCCTCTTGTATTTTGTTCTTCTGATATACAGCCATAAGTCCTTATCTTTATTCCAAGCCCTCGAACTCAATTCCGTTTGCAGCAGCCTGCTCCATGATTGCCTTGGTCGAGCGCATGGAAGTGCGGCTGATGCCGAAAGTATCTGCAAGGTAATCCTTTGCACTTGCAATGTCGCTTACTTTGACTTTGCGAGATGTCGTATTGTTATCCCCTGCGTCTTTTTGCGGCATTTCGTCCTGTCTGCCGGTTTCGTTGTCAGGTGTGTCTTCACCACTGTGCGTACCTTCAACATGCAGTTTTTCAGGTGAACCGCTTTTAGACGCCTTGCCGGCTGTTTCTGCTGTCTCAGATTGCCCGTGCGCAGAATGAAGTTTGAACAGTTTGCCAAACTTGTAATGGTTCTCTACAGACTTCTGTATATCCTCATTGTCGGTAGTGAATACGCTACTTCCGTTTGACAATGGAACGAATGCAATATGCAGGTTCTTCTTACTCGGAAGTACCACATTAATACTGATATTAGTATTCGCCTTGTAGGTTTTTGTAATCATATTCTTAAAAGTAAAAAGGGAACGGGACACCTTATCCCATCCCCGGTAATTAATAATTCTTTATGAACTCTTTATTATGCTGCAATTAAATCTTGGGCAGGTGCTTTAGCCAGTCTCATACGTGCATGTGCCTTTGCATAGCGCAGATACAGGCAACTTACCTCTTGAATAACTACCGCATCTGTACGACGGATACCAGCCTTTTGCAAGTCGAGTACGTTACGTGCCCAGGACACATGTGTTTTCTTAGAAAGATATTCCGGGTCCATTGCAAAGCCGCAATCACTCATTCCGTTTACATCGAACAGTTCATGGTGTATGGTCAATACTTCTCCGAAATCAGTATCCCAAGATTTGAATTTCAAGTTCCATACCTCCACGGTATCTTTCAAGCGGAATTTTTCGCTCTTTATCTTGGAGAATGCAGAGAGCATATCACTTCCACAGAATAAAATCTTACGCTTATTACCGATGCCGGTACCAACAAAAAGGTCTTTGGTAATATCCACAAGGTTTTCATCGGTAATTATGGCGCATTTCTTGTCAGTATCCCATTCGCCCACCTCGATGTCCTTTCCGGCCATCCACCAGATACCACCTGTAAACCAAGTGTTCATGCCGTCCTTTGCAATGTGCTTGATAACCTGCTTCACACCAAACAGATAAGTATTTTCCATTGCGAGGCGCATATCATATACACCGTCTTCTTCAATGTCTGAGAAATTCCAGTTCACTTCTTTGGCGGCAATCTTGTCAAAAGTTGATTGCTCTACCTGAATCATGAAGTTCTGACAATACTGGGTTTCAGGCATAGGGATATTATTGAATCGTCCTGTCTGAACATCCAATTCCCCACATGCTTTTCCCATGCGTACAAGCGTTGTTCCTTGTGGAATTTCCGGAACAAGAATCGGCTGTTTGCTTGAATCATCCATTTTGCCATTTACGGCATACACTGTAGGAAGATTTGTTGAGCTGTCCTTTCCGCACACACAAAGCACGAGGTCCGGAACGTTGCTGTCATCTTCCGTATATTTCGTTCCGTCCGGTTTGGTGATGGCGCTGACACCGACTACCCTAATGGTATCATCCAACGTGAACATATTCAAATCATCTACCGGCAACGACACGCTCGCACCGCTGAGCATAGCTTCCAGCTTTTTGTTGGTACTGCATTTGATTTCACGTGTACCCACGCTGTAATACTTCACTTCAAATGAATTGGTGGAGCTTGATTTTGCATAACGGCTGATTTGGTCAATTGGAGTAGCCATCGGACGGATTTTCACGATGCGTTTGTCCACATCACTCAAATAGAAATTTGGGTCGCCGGTTTCACGCCCTCCTGTTTCAGTGGAAATACCGTCTGTTCCACCCGTACCGTCCGCACCAGCTGTTGTTTTACCCGCATCAGGCAGGTTCGATGCTTCTGCCATCATGACACCGCTTGATGCACCCGTCACAAACGCCAATATCATCAGCGTAATGCGACAAAAGAAACTCATTGTTTTCTTCATTGCTCGAAATTTTAAAAGTTAAAAATGTAATTGGTTTATATTTATCTGTTTATCGCCTTGCGTTTTTCACCGCCACGCTCCCAGATGTTCTGTGTACCATCATAACGCCCGATTGCACCGAGGTCAGGCATCTGCCGTGAACCGCCACTGCCGCCACCGTTTTTACCGGCAAGGTCGGCTGTACCGTCATTTTTGCCTGCTTTGCGTAGCTTTTCTTCAATCTTGCTGTTGCGCCCCTTTACTTCACCCTCGTGTCCGGCAGCTTCCACATCGCTGTCGTGCCTGATTGCTTTTATGGCCATTTCTATGCTTTCACGTGTAAACTTGCCCATGATTCCGTCACGTACAATGCCTACAAGGAAATCCATTGCGCTGTCGATGTCCTCATCCGGCAGTCCTTCTTCCTGCTGCATGGTTTCAAGGGTGGTCAGGGTTTCGTTGATGTTCTTTTGATACTCTCCCTCATATTCTTTCTCTTGGGCAATGCGTTCTGCAAATTCCTTGTTGGCAGCAGCAAGTGCTTCCTGCTTTTCGGGGTCCTCAAGCGCGGCTTTGAAATCGTCTCCGAACTTGCGGACCATTCCGACAATAGGGTCTTCTCCCTTGCGCCAGTCAGTAAGGAAAGCGGCACTTTGCGGGTTGCTTGCAAACAGGTCGGACAGCGCTTTTTCACGTTCCCTATAACCGGACAATTCCTTGTCGTAACCATCGTAATCGTCATTGATTTGACCGAATAACGCTTCATCATCGGCAAATTCCTTGTCCGGATACTTTGCTTTCAATCGCTCCGTGTATCGCTCGCGATTGCTCTTAACTTCCGTATTATTAGGCATAATTCAAAAATTTAATTTATAGTCAGATTCTACAAGACAAAAATAGGCAGGGAAAGCAGGATGTCATGTTTATCTTTTTACGCTCCTATTGGTAACTTTGGTACTATAACGGGAAGAAAAATGAAGCATAAAGGAGCAGTTATGGAATACTCTATGGAGCGTATGAACGACTTGATGAGAGCATACGATGAATACATTTCATCGTGTGATTATATCCGTATGCCTGAAGTGTATAAAGTAATTGTAAACATGCCGTCCCGGAGGTTTTGGGTCAGCGATATTCGTGCAGCATTAGTCGTTTCCGCCATGATGAGGGGTGAGAACGATTTAAGCGGTATGTGGCCGTTGAAGAAAGAAATGTATGAGGAAATTCATACAAGGGTTGTCGCTCTCAAATCAGAATACCCGGAACTTACCATTTCTGAGCTGTGTGCTAAAGTGATTGCTCAACCCGCACCGAAATTCTACCTCACGCCGGGTAGTGCCAAAATGATGATATGCAAGGCTAAAAAACGATGGATGCAAGAAAAGTTGAGAAGATTACGGCTCTCCTGATTTCTGCCATGATTGTGTGTTTGTCATTTTCAGGAGAATGGGATTGGCAAACTGTCGGCATTTACGCTGGAAGTAATATGCCAGGACGCTTGCTGTATCCGTTTTTCCATACGAATATGTTTCATGCCTTGCTCAATTCATGGTGTTTATTATCGATTATTTTCATTTACGATATTGGGATAGGAAGATTGCTGTCAGCCTATATGATTGCTGTTACAGTTCCAGTTGATACCCTTGGATATTTCACGACAATGGATTCGCCAACGGTAGGATTGTCCGGATTGGTTTTCGCCCTGTTTGGTTCAATATCGTTTGAGGTATTACGTAAACGGTATTATCAGTTATGGATGCTGTTTTACCTTGTGGCAGGCTTCCTGTTTCCGGGCATAAATGCCGTATTGCATCTTTGGTGTTATGTATTGGGACTCATCATGGCTCTGCTAAACAAGCCTGTTAAAATCATGCACCATGAAAGATAAGGCAATCAAGGACATATTGACAGAGAATGAACGCCGCAATGCGATTGTATATGCAAAGTTCAATCCAATTACCGGAGAAGGTTCTGTCGGTAAACGTGTAAAGTGTACCATCAGTGACTTTCCTATACATACCCAGTGGTTACCGGAACGTATCATGAAAGTACCGCTTGTACGCCAACTCATCGAAGCCGGTTCTATTTCCAAATTCCTCACGGACTACATGGGCGTGGAAGACAATCAGGATGATCGCTTGAAGGTCATAGAGCAGTTTGTACGAATACGCAGCCGCGAGGATTTTCCGTTTTGGGCGGCAACATTTGTCTATATCAAGGCCAAAGGCGGTGGTGAGGATGTCCTGTTTCGTCTGACAAGACCTCAACGGCGTTTTGTGGATCGGCTTGAGAAATTGCGTATTGCAGGGAAACCGATACGCATCATCCTGCTTAAAGCACGGCAATGGGGTGGTTCCACTACTTCACAGCTTTATATGGCATGGTTGCAGTTGCTTCACAAAACCGGCTTAAACTCACTTATCATTGCACATCAGGGCGCAGGCTCCGATGAAATCAAGGATATGTTCGACCGGATGATTAAAAGTTATCCTGTCGAAATGCTCTATAAAATTGATGAAGCCTACAATGAGAACGAGCCGAAGATTGTAGGAGTGGGAAAATCGGGAAGTATATCGCGTATTCCGCAGCGTAACTGCAAAATCAAGATTGGTACGGCTGAACGCCCGGATTCGTGTCGTGGCGGTGATTACAATCTTGTACATCTCTCCGAAGTGGGAATATGGAAGGCTACGGAGGGAAAGAAACCGGAAGACATTGTGCGCTCCGCCTGTTCGGGTATTCTCCTCAAACCCTACACCATGATTGTTTATGAAAGCACAGCAAATGGCACCGGGAACTTCTTTCATCGCGAATATACTGCCGCAAAAGAAGGGAAATCCCAGTTCGAGGCAATGTTCGTTTCATGGTTCGACATCGAGCAATATACACTCGCTTTTGATTCGGACAAAGAAAAATGGGATTTTGCAGAATGGCTTTATCAGAATCGGGACAATGAAAATACAGATTCCGAACGTGAGGAATGCGGTAAGTATCTTTGGTCGCTGTGGGAAAAAGGTGCTACGCTCGAAGCTATCCATTGGTACATAGCCGAACGCAGGAAGTACAATGACCATGGGCAGATGGCTGCCGAATTTCCGTCTGATGATGTGGAAGCCTTCGTACATTCGGGAGCACGTGTGTTCGACAAATACAAGGTCGATGCAATGCGTAAGACCTGCAAGAAACCTAAATATGTCGGTGAAGTCTGTGCCGATGCGGATGAGGGCAAGAACGCTTTGCAGAACTTGCGTTTTGTGAAAGACAAACAGGGATTGTTGCATATTTGGGAGTTGCCGGAAACAGATGAAAAGGAAGTTGTTACAAATCGTTACCTCACGATTGTCGATGTGGGTGGACGTTCCAATAAAGCAGACTTCTCTGTTGTTCTTGTGCTTGACCGTCTGTTTATGATTGATGGTGGCAAGCCTGTCGTAGTGGCACAATGGTACGGACATTGCGACATCGACCAGCTTGCGTGGAAAGCGGCACAAATAGCGGCTTTTTATGACAATTCACTCTTGGTGATAGAAAGCAACACCTTGGAAACGCATGACAAGGAGCGGCAGGTAGATGGCGACCAGTCACAGTTCATCCTTAATCAAATCAAAGAGATTTACCCTAATCTCTATGCACGTGGTCAGTCCGAAGAAGCCGTACGCGAGGGATTGCCTACCAAATACGGCTTCCATACCAATGTCTCAACCAAACCGATGATTATATCAACCTTAGTCAAGGTTATTCGTGAGAATTTATACACAGAACGTGACGAACGTTGTCTGGACGAATATTTGTGTTACGAGAAAAAACCGAACGGAGCTTTCGGAGCGATTACCGGTAAACATGATGACTTGCTAATGACAAGAGCCATAGGCTTGCATATATGTTTCTTTGAAATGGAAATTCCAAAGATTGTGCTTCGTATCGGACGATTTGTTGTCAAAAAGAAAAAAGCTGTTTCAGCAGCTACAATATAAGTTTAACTATAAAAACAAGGAACAATGAACATTTTCAGAAAAATCAGAGCTTCGCTTCGTTTACGTGAAGCAGTCAGACAGGCAGACGAAAAACACAAAGAAACTGGAGAACGTTACTACGTTATGCCTGCCGGTGGGAAAAAAGGTCAACTTATCATTATGGATAGAAAGAATTTCCGTAAGTTGAAACAGAAAGGCTACATCAATCATAATACGTTTGTGGGCGACCTTGAACGCGAATGCTTCTACTGCACGACTTATGGAAACGGTTCAGCTATGCTTCCTTCTGCTGTTATTGCATTGAAACGAAAACAGTATTTCTCATGGCTTGATTCATTTTCAAATACCAAAGAGAATGGGAAAGTACGGAAATATTGATGGCATTGCCACACTTACCAATGACCCGCTCGCACTTGACAATATCAACAAGTTTAACATCGGAGACCGGGTGATGTGCAATGATAATGGGAAAAGCGGTACTGTATTAGATATAGATACTGATAAATACGGTTGTACCGTTCGTTTTGATGATACTGAAGAAACATGGATTGAATGCGACCAATTATCCAAAGAATAAAGAAAGGGGCATATCTGTGATGATGTGCCCCCTTTGGTTTAAGTTCTCATTGCATTATGTAACTGATTTACTGCATCTATATTTGCACCTTGTTCGACCTGTTGAAGCAATTGAGGAGAAAGACCGTCGGGCACTTTGCCCTGCTCCAACTGTTCCTTCTGTGATTTGATACTTTGCAACAATTCATCTGCAAACGGGAAATCTCCATGCTCAAGCAGCTGCTCTACACTGATTGCCTGAGACTGGTACAACTGCATAAGCATATCGTTAGCAAGATGCCTGTATGCCGGTGTTGAAGTGCTTTCGGTAATGCTTAAATCAAATTCTACATCACGTATTTTCTTCGGGTCATATTCGATTTGTGCACCACTCTTGCCTGCAATATTGAATACACGTTTGCTATCATAAAACTGTTGCATATTCTTCACGTCCTTGTATGCACCGTCAACTACAAAGCAACTGAACGACTCCAGCAAATCAAGTAATGATTTGGTGGCATTTTCTGTCTGTTGGTTATAGTGTGATGCGCTTTCTCCCGAATATCCCGGTTTCCCTTGCAACGCACCTGTCACGCCTGAAATGTCCTCAAAGAACTTCAGCTGTATATTGAGCAATTCTGCAATACCTATGTTGGTGGAATTGTTGGCTACCTGCTCCGGAACCTTACCACTCTTGCTCGGCTTATAGACAATCACGCCGTTAAACTCGGTCCAACTCTCTGCAATATCGTCAATGCTCACACCATCAGGAAGACAATCCTCCGGCATCATCAGCACACCTTTTGCGCTTGCCCTCATAATCCAGTCATAGAGAGTTATCAACCGGTTGGTATATCTCTGCTGGTCGATTACATCAGCAACGAATGAATGGATTTCACCATCAATGAACGGATATGCCTTGAAAACATATGGATGGCTTCCATGCTCGTAAGGCGTTTCCCCCTCCCTCAATATGTCGCCAAAAGGAGAAAGGTAATAGAAATACCAATAATCGTCCACAAACCAAGTAGCTTTTATCAACGGAACCTCATCTTCCGGCATACCGGCTTCCTTGGCCATACGCATACGTTCTTCATTCTCAGTAAGCACCACTTGTACGTAATCTTCTTCGTCTATTTTGAAAATATCACCGTTTTGGTAGTCATGGCAACGGTATCTCGGTTTTTGCTCCTTGCGCCATATCTCTATCACACGGCATCGTCCCGGTTCGCTTGTGAATAGAAAATCGTAGTTTTCCAAGCGGCTATACCCGAAACGCTCCGCATATGTGGCTATGTAATCTTTCCTTGCCGCCCACTTGTAAATGTCACGCAATTGTCTGTATTCCTGCGGACTTGATGCGAACTGTTCACACAACTGCCCGAAAGAAATGTCGTGAACTTCTCCAAGCACGGAAACATCCCAACCTCTGAAATCTCTCATGTTGTTGTCAATAAAGAAATTATTGGGTTGCACATAGTCCGTCCAACAATCCTCTTTTCCATTACGCCAACCGTACGACTTACGGTGAACGATAAAACCGCTTATCAGGAACTCTTCCATAGTTCGGGCGTATACATCGTTCATTCGGTTAAGCTGCATGTTGCATTGAAGTATCGTACTCATCGTTTCACCAAGTTTCTGTTCATCCCGATCACGTGCGGTACAGGTAGGTTCTTTACTTTGGCTTCGATACACGCCAAGTACGCTTCGCACAAGCCTACGGATAAGGTTGTTTTTCAAAGGCACGTTGCCTTGACTTTTAATGTATTCTTCCTCGCTCATGGATTTTCCGTCCACACAAATCATATCGTCCCATTGGAAACCATAGGTATAGCGTTTGTTTCGCTCCCGGTCTTTCCGAAAGTCGTCCATCTGGCTCCAATAGTATTGTGCTTCCATAAGAATGTCAAATGCCCGGCGGTCTCCATATCGTTTTGCAGAAACAACAGTATCTATCTCGGCGGCATCATTTCTTCCCGGAGCTATACGGCTCATTGGCAGCAATTTTCTTTCGCTTTTATCTACATGCATATTTTTATCATTTTAATGATTGCTCGGAACAAATATACTGCTCCGGGCAATCATCCTATGTTTAACTATTTACGTTTACGAGTCCGATTCATTTCTTCTATCATCTCCTTTTTGAGTTCATTCAATTCAGACTCAATACTCTTACGCTCCTCATCATCAACTACATCATTCAACTCATTATAGAGGTCGTCAATATCCCTGCGATAATCCTCAAAGATTTCGTACCGCTCATATTCGGGTGAGTTGTAAAGAAAATCAATCTTTTCAGCATAATCAAAGATGTCGTTCTCAGTATCTTCCTCGTAATGCTTCAATCGAGTTTTCAATCGGTCATGCTCCTCTTTCAACCGGAAATACTCATTGTTTACAGCCCTGTACTCGGTGCGTTCGTCCCCGGCTTTGACCAGTCTGTTTACCAATAAGATGCTGCGTGGGTCATATTCTCTTGCTCCGGAAATGGTTTCCGCTGTCTTGGCCATTTTGTCAATAGTACCGAAAACACCACCGAAATATCCGTTTAAGAGATATTCTACCTTTGCCGGATTAAAGTCAATCGTTCCTTTTGTATATGGGTCCCCGCCCGTAGCTTCATTCATGGCATTGGCCAATCCGACAATGTATTTATTGGCGCTCTTATACGCCTTTGTCCATTCGGGCATATCTTTGTTGTAAGGTGTGTCTTTATAAAGTGGCATACCCGTCCAGCTCTTTTCTGCAACGTAGGCTTCCCACAAGGGTTTGTAGGCACTCGGCACAAAGGCATTCAATCCTCCGCCACCCTCCAAGAAATCAATAGGTAATATCTGTGTAGCCTGTCCTGTTATGGCTTCGGCAATTTCTTCGCCAGTAAGATGTTCCTTTCCGTTAAGGACGGAAATCATCAGTTCGCCCATGCCGTAAACAGCCCTGTATTCTACCGGAAGAGGAATGGATACCCAACTGTTTCCTGCCTTGAAAAGAATATTGCTGCGCCTTACATATTCGGGAAGATTATAGTATGCGTTTTTGTCATCGTCGTCATCATCATCGCCACCCAAGTAGGCAACAATGGCACCAAGAAGGAACATCGCCGCAATACCTGTAAAAGCTTTGGAAGGATGGCGTTTCATCTGTCGTCCAAAGTTTGCCGTACCTTGAATGGCTGCATTCCAAAACACATAGCCGCTACGACCAAGTCCCGATACCAATGCACTGGCATTACCAGCCTTTGTCTGCCCTGTACTGTCATAGAATTTTGCTCCGCTGCCTTTCTTGTTGAAGTTTATGCTTATCTCCTTTGCATCATAGATGGCTCTGTCAATGCTCCTGCCCATTTCGCGTGATGTCATGAAAGCGGCAAAACGGGCACAGTTCTCAACGGCTCGGTTGTACTCATCGAAACGTTCGCCCAACAAGTCCCATGCTTTTTTTACAGGAATCTTGCCGTTCGATTTTTTCAGTTCCCTGCGTATGTCGTTCTTATGCTGTTCAATGTCCCGGATATTGGCATAGCCTGTTTCTCCTCCGTTCATCATGAACTGATGAAACATCGCTTCCGTCTTGTTACTCATGTCAAGTGTCCCTTTGCGGTGCTTTGCCAAGAGTTGCTTTATTCTTACAGGGTTGGCATACATATAATTCCGATGAAAACGCAGTGCGTAGTTCGGGCTTTCCCTTATCCAAGTCATGGTATTGGTGTATAGCATATCTCGCATGAAATTCGATACAATGAAGTCTGGGTTACGTGTGGTATAGAACGCACTCAACTGTCGGTTGATATTTTCTCCTGCACGGAGAATAGCTCCGATTGCCCCCGACATATCATTGTCGGGATTTGTCTGTCCGTTCAGTGCCTGTGCTGCGCGGGGATTGCCGTTAATGGTAATCACATAGTCCCTGCCGCCACGTTTCACTACAATTTGGTGCTGCCTCATATCCTGGCTTTCCACAATACGGTAAGGAATATTCACGGTATCCTTGCCGTGCTTGTACCGGTCAGGATATTGCTGCGCCAATGACTCCATTTTAGTTTCAAAGTCCAGCATCTTCCGTTCCACCACTTCGGGAGTATCTGTACTGTCTATGTTGTCAGGAAACACTGGCTTCCATTCGTCGGCCACCGTATCGTATTCTACCCAAATGTCGCTCACACTGACAAGGTCGCTCGGATGGTTGAGGGCGAAATTAAGGAAACGCTGTTTTACCAATTTGTTCCGGTTGCCCTGCATGATAGCACCTTCTGCCATTGATTGCAGGTTGGCAAACGGGTCATCCGCTTTCGACCTGCGTCCTTCCGCTTTCTTGATAGGAGCATTGAGTGCACTTTGCTTGTGCGTCAGATATGCGTATGTTTCAGAACTGGTCTTTTCGTCAAAACCACGTAGTGGAATGTAAAAATCATACATATCTGAAATTTTATCAAAGGTCGCTTTGCTCATCATGCCACATTCGTATGACTTTGAAAGTATTGCTTTGCTCGCGGCATTGATTTTTTTCCAAAGGTCGGTAGTGTCGTGTGCCTGTTCGTAATCGTTAACCATTATATGTGCTTCCGTTTCGGCATCGGTAACATTATCCATACCTGTAAGGGCTGTAAGTCCGGCATAGTCGGTTTGGTCTGCATCGGTTGCTCCGTTATTGATTGCTTCATTACGCATATATGTATTGCGTTCAAGGCCGTGTTTCGCCATCATGTAATCAGTCAATTCCTCACGCTCTGCCTCAGTCCTGGCAAGTTTGGCAACCTCATCAAGCATGGGCTTGAACAGGGTGTGGGCAAATGCATCGGCTTCGGCTTTGTTCACACTTGACAGACGGTTTTCTCCCAAGTATGCGTTTTCAAATCCGTCCACATCCTCAATGTTTGTTTCCTTGCCAAGGATTGCAGTCATGGCTTCTTTCAAGCCGAGCATACTGTCCTGTAATGCTTCCTGTGATTGGAACATACCGCTTTTTACACGCCTTTCATAACGGTCACGAGCCAATTCCCTTTCATGTATTTCCGGGTCACCGGTACGGTATAGTGCATCATCACTTTCTGCAACAGTCTGATGATGTGGGTCGGAAACGGCATAATTTCCGACTTTCAGTTCATACTGCTTTGCCACATCAGCGGCTTCTCCCAATATGTTTCTGTATCTGCCCGGTTCCGCAAGGTTCTCGTAACTGCGCCACAGGATGTAGCGAAGTTCGTTGTCCGATAGAGTAACCCCTCTGAAATCCTCAAAGCCTATCTTATGAAGCATATTCAGGAAGAAATCCTTTATCTGTTGCCACCAACTTGCGTTGATGTTCTCAAAGTTCGTGTTCTCCGCAAGCCCTGCCAAGTATTCCTCTGTTGCTGTATGGGTGAAGTCGCTTTCAGTTTTAGGCAGATTAGCAATAATTTCTGCTTGTTCAAAGACCGATGTTACACCCTCTACCGCTTTTTGAACATATTGGCGATACAATTTCTTGCGTATGTCCATGATGCGCCTGCGTATGCTTTCCTCCGCATTGTCGAACACATTATTCAGGAACGTGTCGAAATGTTCTCCGAACAACTGTCGCAAACCATAGTGTGCCACAGCCTCATGCAGCAGTGTCTGCTCAACATCAAACGTACTGGCATGGTTAGGAATGACAATGGCTATCTTCCCTGTACTCTTTGAGTAGAAACCTTTCGCACGCTGTTTCCTACCATCCAAAACAGAAGCATCGGTAACAACCTCCACATTGTCAAGGTGCAGCTTCTTTGCAAGGCTTTCCACACGCTCTGCCATTCTTTGGCGTTCACGCTGTGCAAATTTCCTCCGTTGCTTTGCCGTTCTCCTTGACTGACCAAGCAGTTTTGCCACCGGGTCATTCTCAAAACCGACCTCATCATCGGTATATGCACCATCACCTTCACGCAGATTTTCCCTTTCAACACTTGGATTCTCAAAACTTTCCACTATCTTTGTAACAGAATCCAAATCCAAGTAGTCCACGTCAGCGAGAATCGTTCGCTGTTGGTCTATTAGGTTTTGGATTCTTTCTTTATCCACATACAACAACTTTTCTTGGGTTATCCAATTCAACCATTCGGCATTATCTTTAGGAAATACATTCCTGATGCTGTTTATTTCCAAAGTCTTTCCTCCAACAGTCGGGTTCAATGACATACCCACAACAAAATTTTTATCGTTGCTTGATAACTCAACAATAATATTTTGTCCTTTCGACTTGTCACCATAGGCAAATACAGCTATTGGGCTTTGAAGAGCAACTACTAAATCCTTGATTTCTTCAAGTCCATAGTTGTGACCGAATCGGGTAGCCTTGTCTATCAGCCTTGTCGAATTGAGCTGTATCGGGAGATTCGGCACACCGGTACCTAATAACACATTACCGGGATTACCTAACTGATAGATATGTCCTTTGGGTAACGTGCCGTCAATTTGCTGCTGTAATTCTTCGTTGAACTGTTCGTTGATAGACTCTATTAACTCATCGCTTCTATATAGCATATTATCCCCGGATTTCTTGTCAATATACCGTTGCATCTCATCCTCTGTCATTCCGGCAAGTTTGCAAGCAAGCTCTTTCATCTCACCGTATGCAGCCTCCTGCGTCTCTCTTCCATCTCGAACAGCGTAATCATAGTTGCTCTTGAATCTTCTGTATTGGTCTGCAAGATAATCGGTCAGTGCCTTTCCCGTCTTGTCCTTCCATTCCAAACCACCCCAGACACCGCGCCCTGAAACACTGATACCGTCCTCCGTCAAGTTTACGTAATTGATACCCTTGATAGTACGTAATTCACGTGCCGTTGGTGCAGCTTTCTTCTTCAATTTCGCTTTATGGTCTATCGTGCGCTCCGGCACGTCAATGTTCCGTATCTCCTCGAAGAAGTCCTCTATCTTCTCATAGTGGTCTCCACTCAAATCCATATGTACAGCACGGAATGCCGCATCCTGACGTAAGATTTCATTCGTCACCTTGTCGATAACCACCACGCGGCAGTTTACGCTCGTACCGGCACGTTCAAACGTGATATCGGGCAAACCTATTTCAGCGGTCAGCACTGCATCCTTCTGCTCTTCATACCATTTGTCGAACTTTTTGTCTGTTGAACCTCTCGGAATGATAGCTACGATACGTCCGCCCTCTTCCAGATGTTGGAATGCTTTCGCTACATGGTCAACGGCAAGCCTGCCACCTGCTCCGAAAGGTGGGTTCATCAATACTACATCGTGCTTGTTTACCACGTTGTAATCCTCAAAGACAGTATTCTCGAATTTCCGCCCGTTTCCTCCGGCTTTTATCTGTAGTTTACTGAACAAACTTTGAGAGGGTTCTATAGCAGTCAACGGGTTTTCTCTTGGCACATATCTGGCTATCGCTCCATGGCCAGCGCTCGGTTCAAGCACACTTTCGCCCTCGCCAATACGCCCCCATTGGTTCATCATGAAGCCCAGGGGTTCGGGAGTAGGATAATAATCCGTTCCTTCGCGGCTGTCTCTTTTACCCGTAAGTTTCTGGTTGGTGTAATAATCCAACACAGTACCGTCAAAAGCATCCGTCTCCGTATGGCTCGGAGTATCAAACTCCTTACCGCCCACACCTTGGTTGTCAATATCCACATTTCCGCTGTGCTCTTCCACACCGCGGGCGAAACTCTCACGCAAGTTACGCGCCTGTGAGCCAAGCGCAAGATTCTCTGTCGTGCTCACCTGCTGGTTGAATTTCTGCCCGAACAGCATAAGCTCTGTGTTCAATCCCAACAAGGGATATTCAAAGATAGCGTTACTCTTGTTACCGATACGATAAATACGCCCTTCTATCTGCAAAGCAGTAATCGGGCTTTGTGGTAAGGCCAATGTCACCAGCACTCGCTGATGCTGTCCAGTGGTGTCATGCAGACTGATACCTTCCTTTCCGCTATCTTCCTGTATAACGATGACATTTTTGCCGGATACATCATTGTTGAAGTCTTCTACGGCTTTGTCCTTTATCTTCTTGCTCTCCTTGCCACTGAAGAAAAGCACATTGTTTTTCCCGAAAGCATCTGCCAACTGTTCTCTCGGCATACGGAGGTCAAGTGTTTGCTCCCATTCCAGCATACCGGCATATTTCCTGCGAAGCCTTGCAATCTCCTTCTTGTTCTCTGCTTTTTTCGTGGCATCATATTCTTCCTTCAACGATTGTACAGCCACATCGAATATGGTTTTGAATGGTGGAACAAGCGGGTTCTTGCTCTCCACACGACGATGGAATATCACTGCTTTCCGCCCGCGTGCAAAATGTTCTTCCAGGCGGGGAATGATTTGCGTCACCTTCATACTCTCGAACAATGCACTGGTGTAATTATAATCACCCATCACTTCATGATAGGCGTACGATGTTGCTTTATTTCGTGACAGTTCCTCCATGGCGTTGTTGAATTCTTCCGCCTTGTCAAGCGTCACAGTGGGGAAGTCTCTCGAATAGTCAAACGGACTGTCAATGATACGTCCGCTCATCGTCTGTAACGTGTGTTGCAGGTAATTACTGAACTCCACTTCCTGCTTCGATACCGCTTCCGGATTACTTCCGCTGCTTTCCAAGCGGTGATAACGCCATTTGTACCCTGCCCCGAAATGTTCGAGGTAAAACTGTGAACGGGGACTTTGTGTGGAATAACCGTCTTGTTTCTCCTTTTCCGGATAAGAAAAGATATATCCCTCCACGTAATCAAGGTTCTCACGCGTATTGAAAGGAGTCGCACTCAAGAAAACTACTTTTGTATGTTTTACGTTCTCTTTGGCTTGTCGTTCCAATTCGGGCTTCACCTCTTTGGCGTATTTTGCATCTAAAGAAAGACATTCATTCCGTAGCTTGGCAAGTTCGGGGAATTTCTGTTCCATGCCCTGAGTCCAATTGCCATTAAACACAGGCGGCAGTTCGCCTCTTTGTTCAAGCGTCAGTTCATTGGTTGTGCCGCTCTCTTTTTCTATACGTTTTATGATTGCATCGCGCTGGGTGCTAAACTCTTCGTTCTTGGCATTAAGCTCGTTCCATGTCGGATTGTTATCTTGTAGTCGAAGGAAGGCGAATTGCTCGTTACGGTTACTCAACTTGTAATGCTGCATCGATCCTGTAGTTCCGACACCGCCCTTATTCTCCAACAATCGGTGGCTCTCGTCATACACAATCAGGTCAAACAGGTCTTCAAGTAACGCCTTGTTTTGCCTGAAGTTGGCATAAGTCGTTATCACTGCGCCTTCGCCTTTCTCGGTAATGGCGGTCGTGCCGTCCTTTCTCGCCTTGGCCGTCTTGTCAAGGTCGTTCAGTTCGATATCAAGGTTGGCCGCATCCTCTATCCAGTCTTTCACCTTAGTCTGCGAAGGAGTAAGGATAAGGATACGTCCTTTACCCTGCTTGATGAAACGCTTCACAATACCCAGTCCGGTGTAGGTCTTCCCCGTTCCCGTTCCGTTGGTGAACATATAGCCCTTGCCAAAAGCGTGGTCTCTATCGTTGTGGCTCTCGTCAAAGAACTGCGTCTCCGCTTTCAGCACGTCATCCTGCTGTTGCGGCAACAGAAACGGAAGCGTCTGGGCAATGTTCTCGCGGTCACACGTCTTCACCGGGATAGGCTCGGCCGCCTGTTGCGCCTTGCGCTTCTCCTCTATTGTTCCTCCTATTTTCTTGCGCAGCTCTGCCTTGCCCATGATGCTTGCCCACTCTTCAACGGTGTGTGTCTCGCCGTCCATCGGGAGTTTGCTCTTCCACATTTCCTTGATGAAAGCATCTATCTCGTTCTCGCCAAGACCGGCATCTTTAAGTTTGCTGCCGAGTGCCTCGCGCATCCGTTTCGCCCATTCGGCAAAATTGTGCGCGCCTTTCTTTATATATGCATAACCAACCTTTGCCCCGGCTGAAACCAACCACGGCAACACTTCCATCTGTCGGCTGTTCATGCCGACAAGGCTCATACTAAGTTCTTCCCGTCCAGCACGGTTGAACTCGTCAAGCACGCTGTCGAACTCCTTCAGCGCGTTGGCAAGTTCTTTGTTGAGCGGGTCGTTGAGGTCTAATCCTCTATCATTCTTTGCATTTCTTGCTGTGTCAGCCTGTACTCCCCGCTTACTATTTTTTCGAGAAGTTGTACTGCTCTTTCGTCCTGTTCTTCCTCCGACATTGCGTCCCTCCCCGCTACGTACACTGCTTCCTGAATGCACGTCACCCCGGGAATCACCAAGTTGTAGTACGGATTCTCGAACAGGAAGTGTCTCACTGCCTCCATTTCCATTGCCGGTAGCATCGCTTCGCGCGTCAGACGGGTCAGCATGTAGTGGTTCTCCCTCTGAGGGAACTCCTTCTTCACCAGTTTCTCTATCCAGTCGTGCATTCGAGTTTCCACTTTGTTCTCTATCTCGAACGTCCACTCGCTGCTCGTTTCCAAGAGCGGGTGTATCCAGCTGTGCGCTGTCGGTTGCGCCGCTATCTGCGGCAGCAGTTCTGTTGGGATACCTAACATCTTCGTAAACTTTTAAATAGGATATACTTTGTATCATGCCCTGGTTACCGTCAAGATAATCCAAAGCGTTTGCTTTCAATACTTCGTCAGTGGAAGCACTCTCTATCTCCTCACGTGTTAGCGGTCGTTTTCCGACTTCTGCCATGCGTGCGTCACCGTCCATCCGCTTCCAGTGTTCCAAAGATACGGGTTCTTCTCCGGCTTCTTCCACCTTTCGTGCGTTTTCTTTGGATGCTCTCCGTTTTTCTTCCTCTTCTTTGGCAATACGTTCCGCCATTTGGAATATGTCTTCACCGACTTGCGGAGTGTTTTCTACAGCATTCTCCGAATCTTCAGATTGAGTGACAGAAAGGGCTGCATCCTCTTTCGGGATTACGGCATCCACCAACTGTTTAGCATCATCTTCGCTACGCATCAAGAAGCCCCTCTGTTTTGCGTCATACCATCCTTTAAGGCTCTTGGCAAATGCATTGGCACTTCTGAACTCATCCTTAGACAGTTCCATGCCAAACTTCACTATCTGCATATCCAACACCTTACCTCTCTTTGTGGTGTACTGTGCCGGAGTAATGGTATACGGAGCGTCTATTGATTCCGTCGTTTCTTCTTCCCCAACAATTCTCGCTACATTTACATACAGTTTAGCATCCTTTCCTTTATATTGGGGCGGTTCATACGAAAAGTTATATACGGTTTGATTGTCCTCATCTACAATAGAAATATTTCCTTTGTAAGCAGAATAATCAATGCCTGATTCTGTATGATTCCGGTTGCTATAATAGTATTTATCAAGTTTGGATTTATCGGATGAATTTACAGAAACAGAGCCAGTTACTTCTTCTAACCCGTATTCTATACTCTTTATACCATTAGCAAGCACCTTATTTGCTAATCTCAATAGCATTTTCACATCGCCTTCATAGGGGGGATGTGCGGTATCTGAATCACGTAATAAATCATTGAATGCCTTATACTCCTGTTTCGTCTTTACGCTCTTATATTCAGCAAACGCTTTGGTCTTACGGTGGCTGCTGTCTATCCATTTCTCGAAATCTTCCAAGTTTACGGCAGTCAACACCGTCTTGTGCTTCTTCGCCCAGTCGCTGTCATAATTCGCGAAGTAAGCTGCCTCGGCATCGTCAGTCTCATTGAAACCAAGCATTACCTTATGCTCATCAAAGCTGCCGTCCTCATTATACTGGTCCACCACGAACACCCTGCGTCCGTTCCACCCGTCAATATCGTCAGAGAGGAACACGTCTATGTGGTCTCCGTCCACGCCCTCCGTGCCACGGATGTAGCCGTAGGTGTTCTGCATAGTTGTTTCCCACTTGTTGCCATTGGCATCCACACCGCTGCGCACACTGCCTTTAGGCTGCTCGATAGTAATATCGAACACTCCGACCTGTACATGACCTTTCTTGTAATTCCCGGCTTCTTTCTGCGCTTCGGTCGGATTTACATTCACTTCCGCTTCTGCTGCTGCGATTTTTTCTCCTAACTCACTGCTTTTAACAGAATTATTTGTACCTTTGCTGTCAGAGGAAGTGCTTTGAGGAGTTATTCCCGAGTCCTTTGTGGCAGTCTCGGTTTTAATTGACTGCTCATAGTCCAAACCTTGCCTTTCAACCGAAGAGGTAGTCGCATCTTTCGGAGTGCGCCAAATGACACTTCCTTCCAAAAGACCTGTGCTTTGGTGTGAAGCGCTGCCGGATTGTTCGCCGCTTAATGGACTCTTACCGGTGGGAACACTTGCAGATGCGGCATCTGTAGAAGAGGAAACATCTTTCGCGCCCCTCTCCCAAAGCATAGGTCTTTTATTTAAACCGCCTATTGATTCATAACCGGAAGTCTTTAATCCATAAAATTTGCCATTGTCAGAATTGATAAGAATCGTAATCGCACGTTTCCCAGTACGTTTGCGCCCATTCTCTATGGAGAATATCAAAGCACCGTCATAACCCAATCGCACATGGTCAAAATTATTCATAACATCAAGCACAAACGAAACAGCCTCGTCTGTAGATGAAATTCCCAATTCCTTCCCATGTCGCTCAATCATATGGAGCATCATGCCGGGGGTCAGCCTGAATGGAGCTTTTGTATATCCTATCTCGTCAAAGACTTCTTGCGGTATATCGGCAAGGTCTATATTCCCGTTTTCATCTTGATAGAAATACTCGCCATTCCCTGATTTCTTTTCACTTAGCGTATATCTCGCTTGCTTGCTTTCACTATCTGCTTCAATTCGTTTATTGTTGCCTCCAATCGTGCTTCTTTGTTCGTCAGATTCTTCAATTCTTCTTCCACTGTCGGCTGCCCAGTTTCCGTTCTCAGTTCGTTTTCCTGTCTGATTATCTCCTCGGCTTCCTTGCTGCCCTCGTTGGCTTTGCGCACTACCGCCAGCCAATACATCGCTTCTGCGTTGTCCATCATATTCAAATTTTTCGTTTTCGTATAATAATTCGTTTCTCTTGTTTACCGCCTCGTTTATGGCTTCTGCCAGCGTCCTCGGGGTGTTGTCCGGCTCTTCAAACAAGGTTGTCTCCTGCGTGCCCTGCACCAAATCGTATATCTCCGCAAACATCCCCTGCATGAATCCTTGGCTGCTGCCCTTGTACATCGCCGCCAGAAGCAGTGCGAAGTTACTGAAATTATCGGCAGGAAGGTAACTCTCGCCCGTTGCGTCATCAATCTGGTATTGGCGTTTCCAGCTTTCAACTGCCATCCGTGCCTCCTTGAAATTTTTCGCTTCGGTAAACAGTTTGTCCTGCGACAAGGCATAATAAGCCCGGATTGAGTTCTGTATCTCCTGGGCCATACGCTCTGCACTTGGGCTGTCATAATCCCTGAATGCCGTTGCGAGAATAGCCTTTTGAGCCTTTACAGGCAATGCGTTGAACATTTCTTCAAGACGAACACTGCCACCCTTGAAAATGCTCTGGTACATGATTCCGCGCAAGTCATTCTTGGCTTCGGCGGTAAGGTTGCCCTTGCTGTCAAATGCGCTGCTGTATTGGGTCGGTGTGATGTAGCCTTTCTGCATCATCCATTTTAACACATTTGTACCGTTGGCATCCACAAGACCGGCAAAGGATATTTCCTCATCGCTTGAAGCAAGCAGCAGGTTGGCGAACGAACGCATGTCATTGCCCATCTTCTGCATGATGTTCTTGGGCTTTATGCGTTCAATCCCTCCGCTCTCGGTGTCCTGTGCCACATACTGACCAAGATTAATGGCCTCCGCATCATCCACATCAACCATATTCACAAGGACAGGATGTTTCATACCATCAATATCTTCCGCTTGCAAGCCAAACTCGTCTGCGTGGTCTTTCAGATATTGTTTGTATGTTTCCGCCTGCTCCGAGTGGGCTGCCCACATCTGACGGAGAGCGTCACTTCGGTTGTTGCCCTGTATGACCTCCCCTCGTGCGTTCACGGTAGGCGCACCCGTATAGGCGGTAACGGAAGATGTGATTTCTTCTGGACGGATGTTTCCTGCAATCTTCCGGGAAGATAACAGGCTGGCTTCGTCATTCCGTTCTTTTGGTTGCGCCTCATCAATGAAGTGCAGAGGATTGCGCACACCTTGGATATGGCTCGGTTGCAACTGGTTCGCATCAATCACTGCTGCACGGCCGCCTACAAGGACATCATCGCTGAATTTTACGGATACATCCTTGCCATGCAATGCCTGTATCGGTTCTTGCCTGTCAACCTTATGACCATTCACACGTCTATACCCTCTTGCACGTGCATCCTGCGGCTTATCGTCCACCATGTCCGGCACTCCGTTCAGGGCTTCACGCTCGATGCGTTCCGCTTCCTCACGTTCCACACGTAACTTTTCCTCTTCCGCCTTACGCAATGCGGCAGCTTCATCAGCAATGCGTCTGCGTTCAGCGTCCGCTTCCATTTTTCTGCGGTTGGCAGTACCGGCTATCTTCTGCCAAACGAGCAATTCCTGTTTGGCTGCATCAATCGCTGCCTTGCGCTCTTTCTCGGAAGCAATCTTTTCGGCAATGGAGTTGCCGCCTTTCGATTTGGCTTTCTCCAACTTCTTCAAGGCTTCTTCCTTGTCAACAACCATTCCATCGGCTACGGTCTGTGCCATAACCTCATCGCCCTCGGTCTGCTCCACAATGGCATCCCAAGCGGTATCGCTATCGGTCTGTTCATAAAGAGGATTGCCCTGCTCATCCTTTGGTATTCTCTGCATGGCAGGAATATTTTGAGGGGCATTGTTATCATTTTCGGGAATATTTTCCGCACCATTGTTGCTCTCATTTTCGGCAGGGCGTTCAAACGCCACTCCGTTATGCTCCAACAGCATATTGTCAAGTTCATCACGGGTAAACAGGTTCACACGCTTGCCGTTGATAGGTGCTTCAGTAAACACTTCATATCTTCCGTCCGCATCGGCATCTGCTGTGATATTGCCACGGACGGTAACGCCGTTCTCATCGGTAAGCGAAACAATGTCATTGAGGGCGTATTGTGGTCTTTCAGCCTCTTGCATTTCCTGTTTCCGTTCGGCATTCTCAATGGTTCTCTGCTGCTCGAACTGCGCCACACGTGCCAAATTTGCTGCATCAGCCTGTTGCTGTATGGTCTCTTTTGCTAACGGGAAGATGTTCACGCCGTCCGATACGTTAACTGTGCCGTCCCCATTATCCACAATACCGTCCTCGTTGGCTATAACCTGTACTTGTATCTGTGAACCATCCTCTCCGGTAATAGTATAGGCATCACCCGGATTGAATGTAATCTTACCGTCTATCTTATCAGCCGCTTCACGTGCGAACTGCTCCACAATGGCTTGTTCTGCCAATTCTTTTTGCTCGTTAGGGTCTTGCGATTCATCAAGAGACAATACCGCATCAGGTGATACTTGTTCAAGTACGCCGGTTTCCGAATCGCGAATAATGATGCTGTTGTCCGAATCGGTTACGCTCACACCGCTACCATCGTCATACGGAACAAGCTTGCCGCTGATTACATACACCTTCCGTTTATCCTGCTTCATGGTTGCCCCCTGTATCATGCCGGTATTACGGTTCACACGTGCATCTATCATCGAGTTGCTCTGCTCGATACGACCATCTATATCATCACGTACACGTTGTATCATGCCGTTATACACTTGCTTGGCATTAATATAATCGATTACGGAAGACTTATCTTCATCATTCCATTGTCCATTGCCATTCACAAACTCTAATGCGGCAATCGGATTTTCTTCAATCATTGCAAACATGCTCTCATCCACGAGGTCTGCAACCCTTCCACGCTGATACTCATACATGTTCTTTGCATCGTTCATCTCCTGCGAAGAAATGATATTATACCCGTCGAGATAACTGTCGTTTGCTTGTTGTACACTTTCGTTTCGGTTGCCGCCACGTGATTGAGCCATAGAAGCAAGGTTAAATCCTCGCAAATTCAACGAGCGTTCCATATAATCCAGAACGGCAGCTTTCTCATTGATGGTAAAATCTTTATCACCGGCAATAAGTTCCGCAACTTCACCGATATTCTCATTGGTAGTAAGGTCAAGCATCGCCTTTAATGGCTCCCATACCTCTTTGCCGAGTAATTCATTCACTTTTGCGTCCGCTTTATTTACACCATGCTTCATGGAAGCATAATTTGCAGCAGACAAAGTATGTTTTCCTGCGCCCATTAATCCCATAGAGAGTGCCATGCCTCCCCAAATGTCACCATGGAATTGACCACTGGCAAACAAATTGGTACGTGTACCGTCCGGATTCTGTTGATAGGCGTCATCAAGATTGAGCATGGTACGCCACAGTTGTCCATAGTATTCTTCCGAAACCTCACCGACATAATCACTCACACCCATTTTGTTGAACATCTGATGAGTTTGTCCCATGATACCGTTCAACGCACTTGCGTCAGCCTTTGAAAGCACTGCGCCGATACGCTTTGCACCTACCACATTGGCTAGTTTGTTCATATTCCCAAGAGTAAAGACCGGATCAAGATGCGCACCGAACATTTCCGAATAATTCTCAATGATGGCATTGGCTTCACTTTGCCAAATGGCATCCCCCCAAGTCTTATCATTGGAAAAATCATAGTTGCCGTTCTCATCAACAACCACATCACCCAGTTTACGGTCAATGATGTCAGTAGTAGTTTTCCCTGCCTGCACTGTATTGGCCATAAGTGGGGCACGTACAAGCAAATCATCTGCAGTTGTACCGAGTGCTTTGATAGTCCAGTCGGTTGCATACCGTCCCAAACCTTTGGCTCCATTCTCTTTAATATAGGACTTGAAACCCTGCTGAGCCATTTTTTCAGCCGTTTCTTTGCCTATGACCTTTGTTGCAAGTCTGGTACTTCCTTTGGAGAAAGAGGACAATCCGTTAAATCCTCCACCTGTCAATACGAAATCCAACATGAAGGACGGCATATAGCCTGCCATTACACCTGCTCTGTTCCAAAAATCGGCATTTCCGCCGTATCTTTCCTCTGCTTGTTGCTTCTCATGGATTGCGCCCATCATTGCATCATGCGCTTCATGTTCACCCTCGGTAGCATTTTTTCCTTTCAGGTCATCGGCATTTATCATCGTCAATGCATCACGCATATCACCCATACCGAAATCCCAAGTACGCACATCACCCATAGTGCGGCCGAAACCACGCCAAAAGCCTACATCTACACCGTTTTCACGGTCTTTCTGTTCTTCGAGATTCTTAATCAGTTCCTCTGTTTCACGAATGGCTACGGATAATGCACGATTTTCCTTGTCGGATTGTTGGCGAGGCGTATAAGTGGCAGCTCCCAGTATGGCAGCGAGAGGGGCTTTGTTGTTTTCTGTCTCTTCTGCCCATTCCTTGTGTACTTCTGATGCCCTTTCCGCTTGTTTGGCTTTCAAATCCTGCAACCGGAGGTTTGCCTTACGCAACTGTCCGCCTATAGACATATCGGCAGCTTGGCGGTACTGAAAGCTTTCCATGTCAGCCGATGGCTTGCTGTAATAACGATTTCCGGCAGGAGTGAGGAACGTTTTCTCCAACTTCCCGCTTTCAGGATTGAATATCATCTTTCCCTCTTTGGTCTGCAAGCCGGGATTTATCCCATACTCCTGCATATTGTCCATGCGTTCGTTGAATGCTTGTGTATGGGCTTTCACATTGTTCATAATACGGTCGGTTCCGGTCAACATCGCCACTTTCTCCTTTTCAGTAGGTTGCCATATCTGTTCATTAGCTGGTGAAATGGGGTCTTCAACCATTCCGTCAATACTGCTTTCCGATTGTTGCGATGAGGCTTGTTTCTTTCCAAACCCTATATTGCTTTCAAATTCTTCAAACGGCTCCATATCATAACCATCTTTTACAAGAGCGTCGTAAGCCGCTTTACGTTTTGTTGAATCTAATAGGTTCTTGCGAAAATCTTCTTCGCTCTCCATGTCGTAACCATCAGAAACAAACGTATCATACAGTTTCTTTATCTTATCCTTTTCTTCAGGCATAGTATTTTATTTATGATGTTGGACTTTTCTTTTTATTACCGGCCGTTGGACTTTTTTTCTGTGGCTTAGAAGAATGTCCTTTACCGGGCTTTGTCGTTTCAGATGTCTTAACGGTTTTTCCTCTTCCACTTTTGACCTCGGTGGTCGAAGCCTGAGTTTCTTCGTTCCATGTTCCGCTGTCTATGGCGTTCTGACGCATGGCTTCATACGAGCGTGCAAAATGCTTGTTACCATCGCTGTCATACCACGGGTATTCTCCAGCCTTTCCACTGCCACCACCACGATTATAATACCGAACTTTAGCCTTTTCGGTTTCAAGCCTTGCCTTTTCAAGTTCTTCCGCATATTTTGCTTCAATCCCTTTACGCTTGGCATCAGCCTCGGACGCTGATATTTTATTGCCTTGCAATTGGAGATTCAATTCAAACAGTTGCCTGTCGCGTTCCTCTTTGGCATTGTTCCGCATGCGGTTATAATCGTCAAGTCTGAGCAGTCTTTGCCACTTACGTTCACGATCATCCCCTTCTTCATCAGCTATCTTTGCCTTCATCAGCCCCTCATAATATTCTTTCTCCTTGCCTTCACGTTCTTTCATCAGCTTGTCATATCTCACTTTGGTACGTTCTGACATGGTATTCTTACCGGTGTACATATTTGGAGCGTACTGCGTGGTGAAGAACAAGTTCGAGAGTGCCGATATGCCGTCACCGATAGCCGCAAATATCTGGTCTCGCTTCTGTTTCTTCTTTTCCTTTTCAAGTTCCTCCGCTGTCGGTGGAGTATAGGGATTGAGTTTTTTGTACAATTCAGTGTATGAGAGACTGCCACCGTTCACATCGGCTTGTTTGGCCGGAGGTGCAGCGACCGTTTCAGATTGGGAGCCGGTAACGGCAGGAGCCGCAGCCGCTTGTTGTTCCGTCCATTTCTGTGTACCCTTTGCCGGGGATGATACGGAAGGAGCGTCTTGCTGCTGTTCGTGCCATTCCTTAGAGCCTTTGGGCGGAGGCGTACCACCTCCGTTACCTAAAATATCATCCATTGTTGCCATATTGAAATAGTTTAGAAAGGCATTTGACTTACCGCGTTAGTTACTCCTTGTACAGCTCCCGATATGGCATTGGTCTTGCCTTGCTCAATGGCATTAAGTTGCTCTGTGAGAGCGTTGTCGTTTTGTAAGTAAGTGGCTTCGATATTGTCCTTACGTGCTTCTGCATCAGCGGCAATCTGCGATGTCGCATCGGCGAGTGCCTGGTTGTTTGCCGCTTTTGCAGCCGCCACGCTCTCATCTGTGCCGCCCATCACAGCCGCCGAACCTGCCGCCTGTTTGTTTCGCCGTTTTATACTCTCTTCAGTTTGCGTAAGGATGCGTTGTGCATCAGCCCGCTGAGTGGCATCCTCGTTGTACCGCCTGTCATACCAGTCCTGATTCTTTTGCCGTTGAGCCTCAACATTGCGTTTTGCTTTCTTCATGGCCTTGGACGCCTTGATTCCACCGAAAATGCTGCCTGCAGCACCTATGGCACTTCCTATTACATCCATAAGACTTTAGTTTTTGATTATTAAAAGTTATACCTTGCGTGCGAAAGTAAGCCGTTATCTTCGCATCATCATTTTATCTTTTTACATACAAATCACTATGGCAATAGGAAAAAAGACCGGAGGGCGGCAAAAAGGTACGCCCAACAAAATAACGGCACTGGCAAAAGGGATGATTGAGAAATGGCTTGAAGCGCACAACGCTGTACCCAAAGGAGATGTGACGCCATTAATAATGCAGGACTTTCTGGAACTTGACCCCAAAGACAGGGTGAAAGTGTCGACAGAGTTCATTAAAATCATCATGCCTAAGAATATCAGCATAGACGATGGCGAGGTCAAACTCACCATTGAGGACAAGCTTGTCAAACTTGCCGGAGAAGAAGACGAGGAAGAATAATCTATTACCCTCTACTTTAGATTGTCTTCATGTCAAGGGAACCCCAACCCGAAAAGGGGACGATTTTACTGATTTGCTTTGAAGCGATGTTCGAGAGAATGTCGCTTTTTTCATGTCCGCAAGCTGTCGGAAGCGTTCAGGAAGCATTCCGGAATAATGGCACATTCTTCCGGAATTATTCGGGAAGAATGCAGGATTATTACGGAAGAATATAGGATTATTCCCGAATAATGGTGGAAGAATAAGGCTTTTTTCGGGAAGAATGCTATATTATTCGGGAATTATTACGGAAGAATAGCCGATTATTCCGGAATAATGAATGTTAATTTTAGCCCGAAATTCGCAAACGTACACTAATAGACGTAAATTTTAAGTTAAAACACCCTCTTTATTACATTTGTTTTATTTCATTAACCATTTGATTCTTCCGGAATAATTGCACATTCTTCCGGAATTATTCGGGAAGAATACAGGATTATTCCGGAAGAATGTACGAAAACTCCCGTATTTTGCCGTAAAGTAAAGTATATATATCTACTACGTCTACCGCGCGTGCGTGCGCACGTGAGGAAAATTTCGATTTTAGGGCAAGAATAAAAGTTGAATAAAAAAGAAAGCCTACAAAGAAAAATACCTTGCAGGCTTATATCATTTCGTGAAGTCACAAAAAAAATCAGAATCCTTTTCCTTTCTGCCGTTGGTACACCACCGTCTGGTCTTTGTCGAGGTTGACGATTTTGAACATCACCATTGAACGGTTCGGAATATCGTCCGGCAGCATAGTTACGAGCCGGGCAATCACCTCGTCCACATTGTTGAAGCCTACATCGGTCAGTTCCGCCACCTTTTGCCCGTTGTGGTATGCAGCCGCATTCAC